TCAGCATATATAAATACGTTCGGATAATTGAACCTCTTTATTAGCTCTACAGCCGGCCGACAATCAATCTGAACATTTTTCAATCGCTCCGTAACCTCAAGCATCCAACTAGGCAATGTGTTCCAGTGTCGCATAGCATAAGCTGCTTCCCTACCTTGCACATCATTTTTCCATCCAACTTTCTCTCCTGTTGTCCGGAAGCCATGACCTTGCCAGCAACGTATCAAAAAACGCCTAGCCTCTTCAATTTTGTTTACATCTTCATCCTGATTCAAATATGTACGTTCATATTCCGTTCTCGAATATGGAGTAGCCTCAACTGCTTTTATTAGAGGCTCTGGATTACTGCGAATAATATCAAAAAGATTTACCACGTTATTATCCAAATCATTAATTGTTTCAATTTTAGATTTCGGCTTTGTAAAAAATACAGCCCCTGACCCAAAATATGGCTCCAAATAACTATGATGTTCGGGAATCATAGAAACAATCCATTTGGCTATTCTCCATTTACTTCCAGGATATTTTAATACTGACCTCATATCATCTCTCCTTTTCCATAGCGCACAAAAACGCAATATTGCAGGCCAAATGCCACAAATGCGGCAATTCGCTTTCTTCATCTACGCCCAAAGGGTCATTTATGTATGACACAAAGTGCCTGAAAGCCGCGTCTCTATATCTTTGCGGCTCAACATCTTTCCAGCTGTCACTATCTCCATACTTTTTTACTCCGTATTCTCTTACCCTGGCAACCGCTGTGATTATTTCTGTCGGGCACAAGGTAAGTTTCGGCTTTCCTTCGTCATATTTCACTTGACTTCTCCTTCGTTATAGATTTATTTCCCAATAAGTTCTACATCACTTAGTTGCACATGAATAACACAATTTGCATTCTCGTCATATAGTTCTCCGTCATATTCGATTCTATCTGCATGAATATTTTTAAAACACCTACTGGCATAAAAGACATAGTTTTTATTTTTATAACGAACTATACTTTGCTGCATAATTGCTTGTTTAACTTGTTTTAACTCCATCTTACAAATCCTCTATCCTGATATATATTCCGGGCTTTTCAGCCCAAAATTTTTCAACAATCTCACTTGCCACCAAATTATCATCTACCCAATACCCCAGCTTTGTCATTACATCCTTGAGTAACTTCTGTAAATTATCCGTATCCGGTTTAGTTATTTTATATTCACCGTCTCTGTGACTTTTTCTCGGGAAACACCATTTTACAATAAGCCGAACTCCACCAATATATTTTTTTGATGGAACAAATCTAGCTAAATGTGACATAAGTTTTAAGCGGGCGTCTTTTAAATTAGGCGGCTCATAAAAAACCGGTTTACCTTTTATCACACTGACTTTCTTTTCTTGATGAGTAACAGTTGGCGGAATAATTGCAACAAAAAATTCAGTTGTCATAATCAACACCACTCCAACATCCTGATTCAGCGTCATATTTTATCGCTTCGGAATTTTTTATATTATTCCAGATATAATTTAAAATTTCAGGTTGCATTATAAGCCATTTGATAACTTCGCTGTTTTGTATTTTAAATTCTTTGCCCGGAATTGAATGTCTCAGTTCAGGCATTCGTTTAACTGCATCTAACAATTTACTTCTCTGTGTTCTCATATTTTTTGTTCACCCCTCAGTTTTTGTTTTGCTCTTGAAAAAATTTTTTGTCAGTGACAGGGGGAGGCGTTGTTGTGCGTGAGCTTCGCACAACGACTTACCCCACTGACCCGTGAGGGAAAGGGAAAATTATATATTTATATATATAAATTTCCTTCCCGATTTCCCGATTGCGCTCTAACCCACATTTTCACGCGGTTTTCAAGACTTGAGGGAAAAAGGGAAATTTCCTTGTTTTTTCCCAATTTCCCTTGAGGGAAAAAGGGAAATTTCCCTGTTTTTTCCCGATTTCCCTCTCGAGATTCAAATCATTTTTCATATATAAATCCGTTTTTAATATACAGATTAGAGCTTGAATTAACATAATTTCTTATAGTTTTTTCTGATTTTTCCATATATTCCGCAATCATTTTGAGTGTCACATCACCATCAATTTTACAAACTTCATATGCCGTTTCAATTGTTTTTTTATTTTCTCTTTGTTTAACATTTTTTTTATTTGATTTAGATTTCCAAGAATGAGTATCAGATTCAGCTGATAAATCCTTAAGAATATTTGTATCATCTATTCTGTGAATAGGGTAATCGAACCATAAATCAATTGGTTCAAATTTAGGAAATTCTCTTAACGTTCCTTCTATACGCCATGCTGTACGGCTTTTATTTTCATCTTTAACATTCTTAATATCTTCAATCATCAATTTATATGTATTACTCTGTAACAGTTCTGCTGAAAGTTCTAACATAGTCCTAGCGCTGCATAAATCATCCTGAGAAACCTCATTATCTTTACTAAAACGTTTTATCCATTTGTAGCATGTTTTACACACTAAAACATCTTCCTGTTGTTTTAAAACATCTTCTGTTAATTCTAATTCTATCAAATCAATAAGAGCGTCAGGATCACGAGCAAATACTCCGCTGCCGGATGCCCTATCCATACTTCTTTTGCCGCCTTGCGCTCCCTTTGAATGATGATGGCAATATATTACCGCACAGCCCAATTCGGTACAGACCTTGTCAAACTGATTACAAAACTTTGCCATTTGGTCCGCGCTGTTTTCATCTCCTGTAATAACTTTATATATTGGGTCAATAATTATTGCTATATAGTCTTTTTTCACGGCTCTTCGAATTAGTTTAGGCGCCAGCTTGTCCATTGGCGCTGATTTTCCTCTTAAGTTCCATATATCAATATTATTAATGTTATCAGGATTCCATTTTAAAGCAGTATAAACATCTTTAAATCTATGAAAACAGCTTGCCCTGTCCAATTCTAAATTAACATATAAAACTCTGCCTTTAGTACAATTCCATTTCAGCCATTTCTTACCTTCCGCTATAGCGCAGCACATTTCAATCAGAGCATATGATTTTCCGGCTTTTGAAGGTCCGGCTATAAGCATTTTATGGCCTTGTCTTAAAACTCCATCTATAAGAGATGGCGACAATTCGGGTAGATTATCCCAAATGCTTGCAATGCTTTCAGGTTCCGGCAAATCATCATTAATTGTTTCAATCCATTCTTTCCATTCTTCAAAACCGGATTTTCCAATGTTAGTAGACAATAAATATTGTTTTTTTCCATTTCTTATAATTCCGGGCATTCTGGATAAGCGTGATGGATTTTTATTTTGTTTATCTATAATTAAGCCATTCTTTTCACAAACCTTATATAGATATTCAACTCTTTCTCTATATTCACTATAATTGTATGCCTCAATTTTTACTATAGCGTGGAGGCTCTTCCCTGCACTGTACACAAGACATGCAACAGGCAATTCCAGTTCCTCAATAATAGCTTTTTGGCGTCCTAAATCCATTACATCTGATTCAACCAAAGCATATCTAAAATCCGTAACGTTTTCATTTTTTATACCTTTACCATCAAGAGGGTTAAAACGTATCCAAGCTCCTGCCTTTTCACTATAATCACCAATAACCTTACATATATCTCCTTCACATTTTGAAAGCTCCTGAATTAACCTTCCGGCCGTCCTGTCACACAAGCCTTTAGACGGGAGGTACTTTCCGTTTTTCTCCCAGCTCCGAGTGACATACCCAACGTTTTCATTTGCTTCAAACAGTGTTTCTAAATATGTAGTTAATTGTTCAACAGGATTCCATTTTTGTGGTATACTAAATTCACTTGTTTCAATCCATCCCTTATCAATTACAACTAAATCATCTTTATTGCCTATCTCAGAATTCCAATCAAAAGCAACATCTTCTTTATGAAATTTAAAACCATTATCCTGTGCCATTTTCACTATAGTTCCTGCTGTTATAGGAGAACTTGAACCTGAAAAAGTATTCCACTTTTTCTCACATTCCCCGGCATGATAACGGTTAGCGTCACGTTTGCTCCAATTATCCCAATCCTGTACTGTATATCCTTCATATTTAAGCGCCATTCCAACATTAACCCAATCCTGATAATCAAGAAATGATGGTTCTATATATTCAAGCAGTTCAATCAAATTAATGTTATTTTCCATATCCTATGCTCCTAATTCGGGATTAAATGTAGCGGGGTTAATACCATTTGGAACTCTCCACCCATTAGCAGATATTCTCGCAATCAATTTGCTTGCAGCTTCAAACTGCCATGTTCCAACATGTTTAAATCCTTTTTGCTCTAAACATCTAATTTGCTTCGGCGTTGTTAATCCTTCATTTTTACGTTTCTCAAGTCTGTCTAAAATTTTCGCAGCTTTACCGGAGTTTTCGATTTCATCAGGCATAATACCCAGCTTTTCGAGTGCGTTTTTCTGCTTATCCGTTGGCGGCGACATTTCCCAGCCAAATGCCGGAACATATCCTGATAAATCTTCTGCTTGTATACTCATTTCAAATTGTATAGGGTCCACTAATTTGCGTTTCCTCTTTTTCATTTCCGACAACTGCTTAGCAAGAGCTTCTTCACGCTGCACAACAACATCTTCACTGGCTTGAACTTCTGCTTCTTCTATATCAATCGGACAGCCTGAAGCTTCAAGATTTTCAGTCATTTTTTGAGCAACTTCTTCATTTTCGCATATTAGATGAGCCGGTCTGCAAAGTTCATGTCGCTCAGTGTGCCAAAGGAAATCAAGTATTAACAATTCAGTTTTACCGGTTTCAGGTGATAAACGTGTCCCCCTGCCTACCATTTGACAATATAGACTGCGTACTTTAGTAGGTCTTAATACAACAACACAATCCACACTGGGGCAATCCCAGCCTTCCGTAAGCAGCATGGAATTACAAATAACATTATATTTGCCTGAATTAAAATCGTTTAAAATTTCTGACCTATTATCACTATTTCCATTTATCTCTACAGCCTTAAAACCATTTTCATTCAAAATATTGCAAAACTTTTGACTGGTTTTTACCAGCGGCAAAAAAACTACTGTCTTTCGACCATCACAATATTTTTTCATTTCATCCGCAATCTGATATAAATATGGCTCAAGAGCTGTACCTAAATCACTTGTTTTAAAATCTCCGGCCTGTGTTCCCACTTCTGTTAAATCAAGCTTTAAAGGAATTGTTTGAGCCTTAATTGGTGATAAAAATCCTTCTTTAATGGCTAATGATAATGAATATTCATATGCCATGCTCTCAAAAACCTTACCAAGATTTTTCATATCACCTCTGTCAGGCGTAGCTGTTACTCCCAATAATTTTGCTTCATTAAAATAATCTATCACTTTTTGGTAACTGTCTGATATACAATGATGAGCTTCATCAATAATTATAGTGTCAAAGTAGTCTGTATCAAATTGGTTAAGACGTTTCTGACGCATCATTGTTTGAACGGAACCAACAACTATACGATACCAGCTGCCTATACAACTTTCTTCTGCCTTTTCAACCGCACATTTTAGCCCGGTTACTTTTTTAATTTTATCCGCTGCTTGTTCCAATAGCTCAGCACGATGAGCGAGTATTAGAACTCGCTCGCCATTCTTTACACATCTTTCAGTTATCTTTGCAAATACAATAGTTTTACCGGTGCCTGTGGGTAATACTAGCAAAGTTCTTTTATTTCCTTTTTCCCATTCGGCAAATACTGCCTTTTCAGCTTCTTGTTGATATGGTCTTAATTCCATTAGAATTTACCTGGCGTGAATGATTTTTTTGGTGCAGATTCATCGGGAGCGTAAAACCTTTTTATATCATTATAAATATTTCCATTATATTCACGATGTCCAATTTTTGCTCTTCCTCTTGCTCCGACAACTTCATTCCAATTCATTTTCAATTTTTCACCATGCTTTCTCTGACCAATACAAGTAAAAAATGCACACAACAATCCCTCACAACGACTATGTAAAAATAATCTGTTTTGTATAAAACAAATTCCTTTGTCATTCTCTATTTCTAAAGTGATAATTGCCATATTACAAGCCGGAATTTTCTCTCCGCCTTCATATCTGCCGCGTTCAAAACCTGTTACTTTAAAATTATAGTCTCCATCCGGCAAAACGACATATTCTAGTCCATCATTTTGTATTTCATCATCCCAGCCATATTCTCTTTCTGATTCATTACTCATTTTTATTTCCTCCAAATTTTATTATTTATTTTTCTTCCCAAGGAAGTGTTTCATATTCAACTATTACTTTGTATACATCGTCCCAGGCGCCTATCAAAACCCCTTCTATAAACTCAGTATCAAAATTTTCAATTGGTGTCCCCGATGGATAATAACCTTTTTGATGCACAACGTTCTGAATCATTTCTTTAGTAACATTGTTTTCAATCATTAATTTAGCTAATTCTTTAGGGATTCCGTCAACATTAATTTTCTTCACTTGTTGTTTATTTGTTTTAGTTTCTTCATCTTGTTTCGGAATTTTATCAATAACAGCATCAATTTCTCTTTCTATTTGTTCTGTCTGATTAAGTTTAACAGGTGTTTGGTTCTGTGGTTCAAAACTATCAAATATATTTGCAACATATTTATAATCAAATGGCAGCTCGCTTTCCAATCCATGTCTGTTTTTCGCATCCCAGCATGGATGATGAGTTGTATACATTACACGCTTTCCACCTTGAGCTTTATGTTTTTTTCCATCTTTATCAACAGCTACAGAAATTGTTTTATAATTTGCAAATAGAACCATATCAGCCCATTCCTTCACAAGAGGTGCTGTTTGTGAAGAAGTTTTCTTTCCGAGTTTCAGTTCGTATCTGTCATATGCACCAAGTTCATCAGGCTGCTCAAATTTACGTATTTGTGCATGTGCAGCTAAAGCAACATTTATTCCTGCCTCAATAACATTATCCAGCAACTTTAAAAATCTTCCAAATTCTTCTTTTACATATACATATCCGGTACCATATCCAAAATCCTCAATTCCATTTTTACCGTACTTTTCAAGTATGTTTTCTGTACAAAGCTGTTCAGCCCAATCAATTGTATCTATCGCAAGTGTTTTACAGCAGTCAGGGTTTTGAATAACGTAATTAATTTCTTCTAACAATTCCATCCAACTTTGCGGGTTTGGCAATCTAGATACATTCATATGTTTTGTGCTTCCTTCTGTATCAATAAACAACGGCTCCGGAAAACAAGATAAAAAAGTTGATTTACCTATCCCTTCCGGTCCATAAACTACAACCTTTTCAGGCGTTTTTTGTATACCTTTAATTATCTTCATGAATACCTCCTGCTTCTACTTAATTTGAATATTTTGATTTTCTTCAATATGTAAACCTTCAAGTAATACACCTGATTTAATAGCTTTTTTGGCCTCCACTTTGTCAACCGCCGGTTCTGTATATTTTAAATACTGCTTGTCTACTTTGTTAATATCATCAATAACAACTGATTCACTCTTACGATATGTAATATTAACCTTTGGTGATTCAAACTTTTCACCCGCAAGAAATTCATTCAAAAATTTCTTAATACTCTCCGCTTTATTTTTGGCCACCCTTTCACGCTTTGCAAAATAATCTTTTTCGGATTTATACGCATTAACCTCAGCCATCAAATTTTTATAATAGAGAGCCAAATTTTTTATTTTATCATCTCTCATCATCTGCAGCTTATCAGCTCTTTCTGTATCAATCCCAATAACCTCGCCTGTTTCTTCATCAATTAAGATACATTGTTCAATTTCTGCGTCAATTTCATATAATTTCATGCTAAATTTCTCCTTTTCCCAGTTTGATAATTGACAATTTAATATTTTGGTGGTATTATTAAACTGATTTTATGTTATATACTTTTTATTGCCCGTTTAGTGTTCCAGCACTTGCGGGCTTTTTATTTTCTAACAACTCCGATAATTTTAAGTTTACCAACACTTTTGACATCTCCAAATATTTCATAAAATTTTTTCTTGCAGACACTTTCTGGCGGAAAGTTCCTCACTCTTAGTTCAACAATTCCTTGGTCAATATGGCTTCCGTCTTTTCTGTACAATTCCTCAAACTCCATTGCGACTATCATATTGATATCACCTCACATTACAATTTTATGTATTCTTTTGCTTTCCGGCCTTTTGGTTTCTCTATAGCACTCTTCGTCGTCTACCTCCGCGCTAAAAGCTTAATTGACTATTTATTTCATCAACTTTTTTGTCTATTTGCAAAAATGTTTTGTTATATTTAAAACAAGAACTTATAATGTTTTGCTCATTAGATAACAACATTAATTTGTTCCACAATTCCGTATGGCATTTTTTTAAACGTGCAAATTCTTTATATGAACAGTTTGGACAAAACCAGCAACCTCCGCGTTTTGCGAATTTATATATAGGAGAAAGTAAATCATATTTCTTGCATAAATCATATGCCATTTTTTCAGTATAGCCGTATCTTTGAAGCAACGATATTTTATTCGTTCCTTCAAGTTTTTTTAATCTTTTTTGCTCGTCTGTCGCGATTCCGATATATTGAATAAAAGGTTTCTTGACAGTTTTTAAAAAGTTTTTAATCGGTGGAATTTTTAACTGACTATTCGCTGCACACATTCCAGCAAGTAAAAAACCTGCATATTTACCGTTCCTTTCCGGTTTTTTGCTGCGAGTAACGACGTGATAAAACAAATCTAAATAATCCTTTTCGCTACGTAAAATTTGAACGTCATATCCCCATTCACGGAATTTTGGTATCGCTTTATTATGTATAAAATCAATGTGTTCGGGTAACTCACCGCTTATGTTATTTTTGTTGTCAAACATGACTTCGCTGAAAATTATTTTTGAAGCCGGTAAATTATGAATACGCTCAAGTATGATGCTTGCTGTGCTATCCTTTCCACCGCTCCATGAATGAATTGTTATAATCTTATTTCACCTCCACATTAAAAGTTACACTGTTTTGCGTACAGGTCTCTTTATTTTTCTCATTCTCATTTTATCTCACTCCTATACCAATTTTAATATTTCTTTGATTTTTTTCTTCTATCGTTTTAGATGTTCTGCTACACTCTTCGTCAGCAAAATCCCATCGCCGATTATCCGACCTTATTACGACCTTACGTACATCATCAGCAACAGGCCGTCCCTCACTGTCCTCTGCGCAATTCAAAAACGCCAAAAGTATCATCATAAGCGGGAATATGTAAAGTATAGGGTTAAAATTTAATGATTTAATCATTACTAATAACACCGTACCTACTGCCGCCGCTGATATTCTTATTATCCATTTATACATTTGTCTTCACCTCTTTCATTTTATCTTTTGTATATTGATTAATTTAACCGGTTTTCTTTTCAGCGGCTTGTTTAGCCAGTCCTTGGGATGCAATCCGTTCAAGGTTCTTTAATATTGTATCAATATCGGTCTGTACGCAACTATCGTCAATCTTAATTATAGTGTTTCCGATTGTTTTCTCTTCAACAATCATATATATCACCTCTTTCTCAATATAATATGCTTAAATATTTTGTCCAAATTCCAATAATTTTGGTTTTAATCTATCGAATAATTACATTTTACATTTACAACACTTAAGGAATTGATAATTTGTTGAGCTTCACTTAAAAGTTCAACAAGTCGTTTTGTTTGTTTTATGGCTTCATCAATTCCTGTTAATTCAATTTCTATTTTTAGTTTTTCTTTTTCTGCCATTCTTCTCACCTCCTTAATTAACATTACTTGTGTTCTGATGTGTTTAAATCTTCAATAAATAAATATTCGACACTATGTTTAGGGAAATATTTATTTATTATTTTAGCTGCTTCTGGCACCGTAACAGGACTAACACCATTTAACTTGTTTCGTGCAGTTTTTTCGGAACAACATAGAGCATTCATTACACCTACATATGGTTCTATGTTACATCTAACAAATTCAGCTTTTAAATTATTTAACATATATTCACCTCCTCGCATTACCTTCAACGGTTTAATTTATTTCATTATACTACCTTTAAAGGTAATTGTCAATAGATATTTTAAAATAATTTACCTTATTCGGTAATTTATTGAGCTATAAAATTATGTTAACTTTTTTGTACATAAAGATATATTTTACCGTCTATGGTAAAATAGGATTGACAAATACAAAGCACATATGATATTCTTATATTAAACAGGAGGTGTAAAATGTATAATCATTCAAAAATGCTAGAACGCATAAAAACAGAAAAAAAGAAACAAGGCATTACTAATGCCCAATTATCTGCTCTAACTACTATATCTATCGGTACATTAAATAAAATTCTTAGCGGGGATTCAAAAGATCCTCAAATATCGTCTATTATTCGTATCGCTAAAGCACTTCAGGTTTCTGCCGATTATTTAATTTTTGGAGAAGACAAGTTTAATATGACAAATAAAGATGAAGATGAGGGTATTTCGCTATATCAAAATCTTGATACTGAAGACAAAGCAGAAATACGTGGAGAAATGAAACAAATGTTAAAGGCAAAAAAATATGAAACCAAAACACCTGAAAAGTTATCTATTGCCGAACAGTTTAAGCTAGCCGACCTCCAAACTTTTGACGTAGCAGCATACGGAAAATCAGTAACAAAATACGATAAAAAAGATTAATTAACAGTTATTACCTCTTGATATATACATTATATGGTATTATGATACCTATATGAAATGAATT